AACGTAGCGAACCCCTCTTTGTATCGCAAGGCAAAAGCGAAAGCCAAAGCTAAATTTGACGTATACCCATCCGCTTATGCAAATGGTTGGATGGTTCAAGAATACAAGCGCATGGGCGGGAAATACAAAGGTGCTACTGGTGGTGAGGTGACACTCGATCCCGTCAAAAGCGATCTGAACAAAGATGGTCGTTTGAGCAAGTACGAGCGTGCTCGCGGCACTGCCATAGCGAAAAGCATGGCCAAAAAAATGAGTGGCGGCGGATCAGTGATGATTCAGGCGCGAGGGTTTGGTCGCGTGTTGCCCAGCAAACAGAAGAAAACGAGAGTGCCCCGTGGCTAAACCAAAAGGCGGTTTGACCGAATGGTTCGGCAAAGGCAGTAAGGGTAACTGGGTTGACATTGGTGCGCCCAAAAAAGGTGGCGGCTTCGAGAAGTGTGGCAGATCGAAGCTAGAAAAAGACCGTAAAAGAAAATATCCGAAATGTGTCCCGGCAGCCACCGCTGCTCGGATGACCAAGAGTGAGATCAAATCTGCTGTCACCAGAAAAAGGGCGAAGAAACAAGGCGTAGGCGGCAAACCTACGAACGTCAAGACTTTTGCTGCTCAAGGTGGCGCTGTGTTGGTTCAGAGTAAGGGTTGTGGGGCTATCATGCCCAGTAAACAAAAAATGACTAGAGTTCCAAGGAGCTAGGAGATAAAAATGCCAGGACATAAGAAAACCAAAGGAATGATGAAAGGCGGTGCCATGAAAACTAAAGGCATGATGAAAGGTGGTGCCATGAAAACTAAAGGCATGAAAAAGGGCGGTAAAGCCAAAAAAGGAGCGGTGAGCGACCAAGAGTTTGAAAAGTTCAAAAAAGCCAAAGTTAAGAAGAAAGCTATGGGCGGTTCCATGAAAGCCAAAGGCATGGCTAAAGGCGGCAAGATGAAGACCAAAGGCTACGCGAAAGGCGGGGCTATGAAGGCAAAAGGTGCAGCGAAAGGCGGGATGAGAAAGCCGTCAAACAAAAATAGCGGGTTGTACGGTCGATAGGGGTGGCGTACCTCCAAAGTAACATCCCACACTTCAAGGCGTGGGTGAGAAAGGAGTACACGCACAATCACGAGAAATACCATGGCGAGTTTGTACACGCCATGGTTATTGCTGTCACCACGATGCCGACGAGGTGTCTGAGTTTTCAGGTGATTTTTACAGGCGCAGAAACCTACGACGACGACAATGAGCCTAACGTGTTGGGTGGCGCGATGTGGGCGCGAATGCCGATTACCGCTCTGGTCGGCGATACGCCATTTGACGAGTGGCCAGAGCCGATGCCCGTCTGGGCTTGTCAACCTTGGGATTGTTCAAGCCACCATCATGCAGTGTACGTTTTGGATCGTGCTACACCGTGTCCTTGGCTGGCCAAGATCGATGGCGAGTTTTATCCTGCCAAATACTATTTCACCGTCGATTATGCCGAGAACGAAATAGCCGACGATCCAGCTCAGCACAAGCAAAGCCATGTTTTAGAATTGCTTGACGCTGGGCCGTGGACAGGCAATATCGTTGCCCTTCCAAATAATCGGGTGCGAGTGACACACCCCGCTTGGTTCGAGACTGGCGAAGGCGCTCCCGACTTCCGTCCCTCACAACATATTCATTACAGCAAATCCGATTTAGACTACACTTTGGACGTAAACCAAGTGTTCGATAACTTATACGCGGAGACGAAAAGTGGCGGTAAGCGGAAGTAAAGATTTTGAATTAGATGTCGCGGACTATGTCGAAGAGGCATTTGAGCGGTGTGGTTTAGAGCTTCGCACAGGTTACGATCTGAAAAGCGCCACGCGCTCGCTGAATTTAATGCTCGCAGAATGGGCCAACCGTGGCTTGAACCAATGGACGGTCAACCAAAAGACCATCACGATGGTAAAAGACACGACCGAGTACACAATCGACTCGACTAATCCCACCGCGACCATTGACGTGCTCGATGTGTTTGTTCGAGAGACGTTAGGCGGTCAGGTTACTGACATTCCGCTCAGTCGCATGTCCCGAGCCGAATACGCCCATGTTTCTACGAAAAGCACAACCGGCAAGCCCAACCAATTTTTGATACAGAAAAAACTGTCACCTTCTGTAACAGTTTGGCCAGCGCCTGACAAGAACAGCCAGTACGTGCTGCATTTGAACGTGCTCAGTCGTATGGATGATGCAGATGTGGGTGCAAACACGCTTGAGGTGCCGTTTAGGTTTTTCCCGTGCCTCGCGGCTGGATTGGCTTACTACTTGGCCTTGAAGCGTGCTCCCGAAAAGGTGCAGATGCTGAAAGCGATGTACGAGGAAGAGTTCACCCGTGCGCTGTCCCAGGACGAAGAGCGTGCGAGCTTCAGAGTCGCGCCTGATCTACGCAACTACAACATCGCATAACGATGGCTTTTGCAAGCAACAAGCGCGCGTATGGGATCTGTGACATCACAGGGTTTCGGTATCGCCTCAAGGACATGAAAAAAACTTGGAATGGCCTGCTCGTCGGTCCTGACCAGTGGTCACCGAAGCATCCGCAGTTGATGAAAAAACCAACGCCGATTGATCCACAGGCGCTGAAAGAAGCTCGACCCGATCCATCCAGTGATGGCGAAGACGGCACTGTTTTTGCCGTGTACACAAACGTAGGTGATGGTAAATTAGGTACAACTTTGCAAACATTTGCAATCACTGCTAGTGTTGGAACCGTGGAGGTAACCACGTCATGAGCTTCACTTTGGCAACATTGAAATCGACGGTGCAGGATTACTTGCAGGTCAACGAGACGACGTTCAACAACAACCTGAACACGTTTATTACGGAATCTGAGGACCGGATTTTTAAGATGGTCCAGCTACCAGAGCAGCGAAGAAACGTTCAAGGCACAGTGAGTAACAACAATCGGTTTTTGGCAACACCGGCTGATTTTTTTGCGCCTTTCTCGTTGGCGGTTATTGACGGCAACAATAAATACCATTACCTTGATTTCAAACACCCCTCATTTATCAAGCAGTACAGCCCGACGACCACTACGACCGCGTTTCCCAAATATTATTCGCAGTTTGACGACTCAGCATTTGAGCTGAGTCCGATCCCTGACAGTGGATACACAGTTGAGCTGCACTATTTAGCGAAACCGACTTCGCTTACAGCAGGCGCAGACTCAGGCACAACTCTGTTGAGCACAGAGCATCCTGACCCTCTGCTGTACGGCACTCTTGTAGAAGCCGCTATTTTCCTGAAAGAAGCACCTGACGTGATTGGTAACTTCGAGGCTCGTTTCAAAGAAGGCATTTCTCGGATGAAGAATCTGAGCGAAGGCCGAGGAACTAGAGACGAGTATCGATATGATCTTTTGCGTGCTGGTGTGACTTGATGGAAAAAATTGCAGAACTTAAAGGCAAAAAAATAGCAATAATCGGTCTGGGAGCCTCTCAGATTGACTACGTCATAGGCGTTGAAAACAGCAAACAATGGGATGAGGTCTGGGGCATCAACTCTGCTTTATCTGTGTTTGAGCTAGACCGTGTATTCATGCTTGATCCCGTGAGCCGTTTTCTCGACACAGAGGATGCCGGCAATCAAACCGAAGTGATGCGTCGTGTGTTACCAAACTACGCAAAACCAATCTATACCTGTGAGCTTGACGAGCGGGTGCCGGCATTGGTCGAGTATCCGCTCGAAGCGGTCATCAAAGACCAACGCTGTGCTTATATGAACAACACGACTGCGTATGCCTTGGCGTTCGCGCTTTGGAATGAGGTCGGACACATAGACCTATTCGGCATGGACTTCAGCTATAAGCACAATCTACATTTTGCCGAAGCGGGTAGGGCTTGCTTGGAGTTCTGGATTTGCAAGTGTATATCCAGCCAAATCACGGTCGGCGTAAGCCCTCGATCCTCACTGCTCGATCAGAATGTCGGGTTAGAGGAGCGCCTATACGGATACCATCGCCTTGCAAATCCCAAGATAGCTATGCCAGATCCGCAAGGGGAGTGGGTTATATGCGACCGATCAGAACTAGCGTCCATGGTCAAAAAACACAACCTTGAAACGGTCGAAATCCCACGAGCACCGGAGCCGTACAAAGGATGATGGACGACCAAATAGGATTTCAACTTGGCCAAGTCATGGTGTCCACGACCGACAACCGTGGCCATGATGCAGAGTTCTGGGCGACTGAGACAACCAAAAAGATTGTAGGCATATCTTCAGAGGCAGACCCGCATATTCGACAGCAGGCCGAGGCTTTCAGAAACCAAGTTTATACTCTAATATTGCTAGGGATGAAGAGTGCTATCGCCTCTGACCGTGTGACCTTGCAAGGAATGCTTGTAGGTCAAGGCCATGAGGAGATGGCGAAAATAATTAGGGAGCTTTGACATGGCTATCAGTTCTGCAATTCCTACCAGCTTCAAGCAAGAGCTTTTGGTTGGAACCCATAATTTTACAGCGTCCTCTGGCAACTCATTCAAGTTGGCGCTATACACATCGTCTGCCACTTTGGGCGCTTCCACAACCGCGTTTACTACGACCGGCCAAGCAAGCGGAACCAACTACACGTCTGGTGGATCGACTTTGACTTCTGTTACGCCGACAACTTCCGGCACTACAGCGGTTTGTGATTTCTCAGACCTGACGTTCTCTAACGCAACCGTTACGGCGCGTGGCTGTATGATCTACAACGACACGCAATCTGACAAAGCGTGTGCAGTGATAGATTTTGGCGGAGACAAGACGAGCACGGCAGGTGATTTCACAGTCGTCTTCCCAAGTCCGACTGCAACCGGCGCAATCATCCGACTGGCTTGATCACTCGTGGCGCTGCAAACCCTTGAGTTTCAGCCAGGAGTCAACAAGGAAGCAACAGACTACAGCGCGAAAGGCGGTTGGGTAGATGCAAACCTTGTTCGATTCCGCAAAGGTCGTGTAGAGAAAGTAGGCGGCTGGCTCAAGCTTGGGTCAAACACCTATCTGGGCACGGGCCGTGCTCTGCACTCATGGATTTCGTTGGGCGGCACTCGTTTTTTGGGTGTTGGCACGACGTTCAAGTATTACATCCAAGAGGGGTCCGCGTATAACGACGTTACTCCTATCCGATCAACAACCAGCGCGGGTGATGTCACCTTTGCCGCAACCAACGGCAGCAGCACGATCACCGTAACTGACACAGCGCACGGCGCAGTAAGCGGCGATTTTGTTACGTTCAGTGGTGCAGCGACACTTGGCGGAAATGTAACCGCTGAGGTTCTGAATCAAGAATACCAAATCGATCTAGTGACCACTGCAAACGCTTACACGATTACCGCAAAAGACACCAGTGGTTCGACCGTCACCGCAAACAGCAGTGACAGCGGAAACGGCGGCAGTAGCGTTGTCGGGACTTATCAAATCAATGTCGGTCTGGATACTTACGTTTCATCCGCAGGCTGGGGTTTGGGCACCTGGGGTTCTGGAGGATTCGGCTCAGCGTCTGCGATTAGCGCGGTAAATCAGTTGCGCCTTTGGACGCACGACAACTTTGGTGAAAACCTGATCATCAACGTGCGTGGCGCTGGCATCTTCCGCTGGTTAGAGAACAACGGCACAAGCACTAGAGCGGTTGAGCTTTCAGGTCTCAGTGGTGCAACAGGAGTGCCGACTGTCGTCTCTCTC